GGAGAGTTTTTAACTAAAACATTAGCTAAGCTCCACGAAGAAGATTTAAAAAAATTTAATAATAAAAAGAAAAAGAAATGAATGTATTACCATTTGAATTAAACACAACATCTTCTAAACCAGAAGGAAAACAAGAATACTTAAAACCAGGAGCTCATCAATGTAAAATTGTAAGTATAACTACATCAGACTTACTAGATAATTACAAAGGCTCACCATTTATTACATTTAACGTAGTAAGCGGTGGTAAGAACGGTAGAGTACAAATGTGGGCAGTAAAAAACACTGACAAACCATCTACACAAGAATGGAAGAAAAAACAAATGAAGGATTTTCTAGTAAATGCAGGTGTTACAGATTTTTCTGATGATTCTAAAGCTATGAACGACGCTATTGGTAAAGACTTAATGATTACATTTATATCAGAAGAGTGGGTAGGTACAAACAAAGACACAGGAGAGCCTACTATAAGAGAATCTGTAAAATATAGATGGAGTAATAAGTCTGGAGCTAAATGTGCTTACAATGTAGATATGAATAAAAAACTATCACAAGAAGATAGAAGTAAATACCAAACAATGATGGAGCAGTGGGGGTTAGCTAATAATACTGTAGAAATTACAGATGCTGATGACATGCCGTTCTAAATAACAATCTATGGGAGATGAAATTTTTATAGCAGGGAATGTACCTTCTAGTAAGAACGGTAAAAGATGGACAGGGAAATATCTTATACATTCTAAAACTACTATGAATTATATTAAAGAAACTAAAGAAGAATACGTTAAGTATAAAAACAAGTTTCATAATATGATAGAAAGTAAACAACCTCCTTATAAAATTTCATTTACCTTCCATAGAGGTTCCAGACGTAAATTTGATTATATTAATCCAGCACAAACAGTACAAGATTTAATGGTAAAATACCAGTGGATAGAAGACGATAACTGTATGTTTATCATACCATACTTTGAGGAGTATGATTATAATAAAGAAAAACCTGGAGTAACAATTAAAGTATTATGAGTAAAGAAAAATTACATAAACTACACTTAACAAAATTTATACACGAATACTGTCAACAACAAAATGTAAACGAAAAGATTTTATTTTCTAAACGTAGAGACAGGCATCTTGTAGAAATAAGAATGGTTTTAGCGTTTTTCCTAAGAAACAGAATTAAATTAGGTTGGTCTGAAATAGGAAGAATTATGAATAGAGGTCACGCTTCTATTATACATTACGATAAAAAACTAGAAATTTACTTAAGTGTTTATCCGCATTTACAAAGAATGTTTAAATCAACTATTGAATTATTTAAATCATATCAACATTTAATAGAAAATGAAACTGACATATATTCTCAGTTACTTTTAGATAACGATATTCTAAAAGAAAAAATAGAACAAAACGAAAGACTAATAAAACAATTAATAAACTTAGAAGAAAATGACTAAAAAAACAACATTAAAAAAACCTAAAGCAACGTCTAAAACAAAAACTAAAATTAAGATACAGGGTAAAAATTATATGGTACACCCACAAGTAGAAGAATCAATAAAGTTTCTTAGTGAAATAATAAGAGCTCACGAGGTAGCTTTGTTAACTTGGGTACATAAAATTTGGAACAAACAAGCTTTTGACGAAAAAGATATAGAAGAGTTTAACAAAAGTATGTATGAATATACTATGAGGATTCCTAACGCTAGTGAAATATTAGCTAACATGATGGAAATAGACAAAAGAAAAGAAGAAGTAGAAGAAGAAAAAGTTGATGAAGTTACTAAATAAAGATTTAACTTATTCTAACTATTACAATGATACAGAATATATATCTAACAGTATGTTAAACAATATATCGGTATCTCCTGAATACTTTAGGTTTAGACAAGACAACCCACAACCAGCTACAGCTCCAATGAAGTTAGGCTCAGCTATACATATGAATGTCTTACAGCCTGAAGAATTTAATAATCACTACGCTGTATCCCCTAAGTTTGACAAAAGAACTAAAGTAGGTAAAGAAATGTATGCAGAGTTTACTAAAAAGAATATATTTAAAGACGTAGTTTCTGAATCTGATTTTCATATTGTAGAACAAGTTACTATGAAGTTAATGAAAGATTCTTTAGTTAAAGGTTTGTTACAAAATGGAGAGCCAGAAAAGATTATACAATGGTACAACAAAACTTACGATGTTAATTGTAAGGGTATGCTAGATTACTATAAAGAATCAGCTGATATGATAGTAGACCTTAAGACTACACAAGATGCGTCTTATAATGGTTTTATGAGGTCTGTTAAAAAGTATAAGTATCACAAACAAGCAGCTTTTTATTTAGACGCTGTACAAGCTACAAGATTTATTATAATAGCTGTAGAAAAAACACCACCGTTTAATATTAATGTCTTTGAATTAGGAGACGATATGATAGATGAAGGTAGAGATATGTACAACCATGAATTAGAGGTATACAAATATTGTGAAGAGAACGATTACTGGCCTGGAGCTGGATTTGACCCTCTTGACAAAAAATCAGAACGAACAATTCACATACTAAGTAATAATTATGAAATCTAAGTCAGTATTATTTGAAGGCGGGGTAGAAAAAATATCTACCCTTGCCGATGGTTCATTAAGGGTGCATATAGGCACTCCTGAACTGTCAAACGAAACAATGGTAAATCTATTCCAGATGAATAGAAAAACAGGATATGTATTATTATCACCATACCCTGTAAATCAAGACCAAAAAGACGCTGTACAAAAAGCAGCGGAAAAAGTTGAACATGAATCTACAGAGTTTGGAAATAAAACACCAAGTCAAAGGCTACGTTCAGTATTATATGTATATTGGGAAAAAACTCAACCAAAACAAATTAATCCAGATTCAGGTAATATAGAGTTGGTTGAATTTGATTTGTTTTATAAAAGAGAATTAAATAAAATTGTGGAACACTATAAAACTAAATTAGACTAATGAGAGCATTTAATATTACATTTAAAGGAAACGGAAAAAAGAAAAGACCTGGAGTACATTCTAAAAACGCTAGTAGAAGTCAAACTAAATTTAAAAAAAAATATCGTGGACAAGGAAGGTAAAAAACACAATAAATACTATTATGATTTTGATAGGAATATGGACTTATCAAAACAAAGTAATACATCAGACCAATACAACGGTAGAACATTATCAGGAGGGTTGCAAAATGATAATAGAATACCTGAATATTATAAAGGGAAAGAAGGTTATGAAGCTAGAAAAGTATGTGATAATTTTGAACTAACATATCATATAGGCACGGCAGTAACATACCTGTTAAGAGCTTATCGTAAACACGATACACCTAAAGACTGTATTAAAAAAGCGATAGCTCATTTAGAATTTGAATTAGAAAAATTAAAATAACTATGGAAAAGAAAAAGTACGAAGTAATAATGGTAGTAGAATGTGAAGAAGGTTCACAAAATTACATCGCGCAATCAGTATGTGATGGATTAGAAGAACCAACTTGCGTTAAACATATTGAAGTTAAAGAAGTAAAACAATAGATATGTTATCAATAATTACATTTGGTGTTGGACTAATATCAGGAATGTACATATCAACCCAAATAGAAAGAGGAATAGATAAAAATGTTGAAAACAATAAAAAAAGTAAATAGAAAAACATTTACCATTAGACCATCAGGTAGGAGTACAGATTTTATATCTCCTAGCTTTGGTCATGGTTGTTTATATAACTGTTCTTATTGTTATATGAAACGTAATAAACCATATGGACTTAGTGTAGCAAAAAATACAGAAGCTATACTAACAGCTATAAATAATCACATAACTTTTGACGATACTCACAAACCTAATCAAACACATAGTGAATACACAACATACGATATAAGTTGTAATGAAGATTTTGCTTTACACGCAAAGTATCACGAATGGGAAAAAATATTTAAATTCTTTAGAGACCATCCTAAAGCTATGGGTAGTTTTGCTACTAAATATGTTAATCCAGATTTAATTAGATTTAATCCTGAAGGTAAAATACGTATACGTTTTAGTTTAATGCCACAACACAAGGCGGATATACACGAACCTAATACATCAAAAATTATAGATAGAATAAAAGCTATAGATTCTTTTATACAATCTGGATACGATGTTCATGTAAAATTTAGTCCTATTATAGTTTATAATGGATGGTTAGAAGACTACAAATATTTATTTAGTATGATGAATGATTATGTAGATAATAAAGATAATGTTTTATCAGAGTGTATATTTCTTACACACAACTTTGAAAGACATAAATACAACTTGGAAGATAACCCTAAGTCTGAAATAGATTTATGGGTACCAAGTATACAAGAGGATAAAATATCACAATACGGTGGAGTTAACAGAAGATACAATCGTAAGTTAAAGTATCAATATATAAAAGACTTTGTTGAATTACACGATAGAATTATTCCATGGAATAAAATAAGATATATATTTTAATATGATAAGTTATATAGGTGGTAAAAGCCGAATGGCTAAATGGATATGTGAATACATACCAAATGACATAAAAACCTACGTAGAAGTGTTTGGAGGAGCTTTCTGGGTTTATGTGAAAGGAGACATACATGAGAAACCTTTATTGCAAGAAGTTGTCTATAACGACAAAAATAGATTTATGGCTAATATGTTTCAATGTTTTAGAGACCACGAAACGTTTTCTAAAGTATTATCATTAACTGAATCACAGAATCCTGAAGTCTTTAGAAAAGCTCAGGAAAATTTAAATGTAATAGCAAAGGGTAATTGTGACTTTGAGTTAGGAGACTTAGCTTTAGCTCATCAATACGCTTATGTAGCTACACAAGTATTTAGTGGTAGTAAAATACTAGAATCTAAATTTGTTGATTTGCACGGTAAATATTCTTCTAAGTATGATGCATTACAAAGAAGATTAAATAATCCAGATGTAATAAATAAATTAACAAAGATTACTGCTTGTGAAAATCTAGATTATATGGAGTGTATTATGAAATATGATGGACCTAGAACATTTTTCTATATAGACCCTCCGTACTGGAAAACTGAAAACTATTATTCTAATCATAACTTTGATTCATGTGACCACGATATGTTGTCTGTGCTATTAAATGAAATAAATGGAAAATTCGCTTTGTCTTATTACTATTTTGATGAATTAGAAGAAATGTATCCAAGAAAAGATTTCCGATGGACTAGTAAAGAGTTTAGTAAAGCTGCAGGAGCTAGTAAGGGTAAGAAACAAAACAAAGGAGAAGAACTATTAATAATGAATTACTAATGTATATATTTCACGAATTATTTTATACCTTTTGTGCATTAGGGTTTGTTATAATAGGATTTGCTTGGGGGTTCCAAGAGGGTGCTAAAAATAAATAAAACATATATAAGCGGGGTTGTAATTAACAAATAATAATTGCTGTTATACTTTGTGTAAAATTACGTTCCTCGCTTGTATTTTTTAAAACAAAAATATGGATAATATAGAACCAGGTGAAATAGTTTATTGTGATATAACATATCAATATGATAGAATATATCGTAATAGAACAAAAACAGAAACAGTAGAACTTATGAATATTGTCTTTGGTAGAGAGTATGATGAAACATACCCCTTATTAGACTACAAGGTACACAAAAGAGACATACTGAAAATAAATCCTAAAAAACCTTTAGAATGCGATGTAAAAGTTATAGATTTGAAAGTTCATTCTCGTGTAGGATTTAAAAACAGAACCAAATCATATACAGAAGTAAAACGTAATGAACAGATTAGAAATAAAATAACAGGAGCTTATGAGTAATTACAAAAACATCAAACTAATACTTAGAAAACAAATAGAAAAAGGAGTGAAAACACTTTGGACATTTGACGAAGAAACCAATAATTTTACAAGTATTTATAAAAGTTATAATAACGGGCTAACTATATACACCCCGTTACAACTTTTAGAATACTTAATAGAAAAAGAAAAATGAGAAGACACAGTAAGTTAGTACCGCCTAATTATAGAAAACAAGACCAAATTAGATACTATAAAAAATATTTGAGATATCTTGAAAAATGTATAAAAACTATAGATAAATATATTAAAGAACTGCAGAGAAGTTAACTTAACTCTACGTTGTAATTTAATATACCTTGAAGTCCATTCTTTCTATGAAACAGGAAAGCTTGGGCTTTTTTAATGTTTCCAATATAACCCTTACTATCATGCCAATAATCAGTGGCAGACATAGATGAAAGATTACGAATAGTGATACCTTGTAATTCTTCAATTGCTTGTAGTTTTGTAGACTTGTTTGTATGTAGATGACCTCTATGTACTTCAACATAGTCTACATCACTCCATGCGTTTTTATATCTTTGTGATATAATACCAGGTATATCATTAACCTTACAACCATCACCATGGTCAGATACAACCATGTTCTTACCATATACTAACATCTTCATAAGACAATCATTGTTATCTACTTTTACATCTTCATGATTTTCATAATATAATTCTAGTGTATCCCCTAAATGCATCATAGACTCTCTGTCGTGATTACCAGGAATAACCATTACATGTACAGGAGCTACTTCAGATAAATAATTAATAGCTTTAATTAATAGTTTTCTACCCGCTCTATATATATCTATGTGGTAATCAGAATTAAATTGTGGTGTGCCTTTAGTTGTACTAGGTATTGGCCAATCACCATCTGAATTTAAAAAATCGTGTCCAGCTATAAATAATATTTTATCTATATAATATCCTTGAGCTCTATATAGTAAATGCTCTATAGCGTCAAACAATCTATTTTCCGCAATTTTTAAACTGTATTTATCACCCTTAATACCAATTTTA